GAGAAGATCGATGGCGTGGTCGCTATGATCATGGGCCTCGACCGGGCAATCCGGTGCGGCAACGATAGCGGCGAATCCGTCTACGACGACCGCGGCATCCTCTTTCTCTGATCATGCAGGAGGTATGAATGAGCATCTTTTCAAAACTATTTAAATCCAGAGATAAGCCTCAGAACTCCACGAACGGGTCCGGCTATCGCTACTACTTCGGCGGCACGACTTCCGGCAATACCGTAACGGAACGATCTGCCATGCAGATCTCAGCAGTCTATGCCTGCGTCCGTGTTCTCTCGGAGGCCATCGCAAGCCTGCCGCTTCACCTCTATGAATACACAGAGGAAGGCAGCAAGGTGAAAGCTGTGAAACATCCGCTTTACCGGCTTTTACATGATGAGCCGAATCCGGAAATGACATCGTATATCTTCCGGGAGACTTTGATGACGCATCTGCTCCTCTGGGGCAACGCTTACGCACAGATCATAAGGAACGGACGCGGTGAAGTCGTAGGGCTATATCCTCTGATGGCAAACCGGATGCGTGTGGACCGTGATGAGAACGGCCACATCTACTATGAGTACCAGATGAATACCTCGGATGCTCCCACGATGAAAACCGGAACGGTCCGGCTCTCCCCGGAGGAAGTGCTGCATGTTCCCGGTCTTGGCTTTGACGGCCTTGTCGGTTACTCCCCTATCGCGATGGCGAAGAACTCCATCGGCATGGCAATGGCAACCGAAGAATACGGCGCGTCCTTCTTTAAGAACGGCGCGAATCCGTCCGGCGTGCTTTCCATGCCCGGGACGGTAAAGGATCCGGAGAAGATCCGCTCCTCTTGGGAAGCGGGCTTCGGAGGAAGCCACAAGGCCAACAAGGTCGCGATCTTAGAGGAGGGCATGACTTATACCCCGATCTCCATCTCGCCCGAACAGGCGCAGTTTCTGGAGACTCGGAAATTCCAGCTGGATGAGATCGCAAGGATCTTCCGGATTCCACCCCACCTCATCGGTGATCTGGAGCATGCAACCTTCTCAAACATTGAGGAGCAGTCACTGGAATTTGTCACTTATACGCTGGAGCCGTGGCTCGTCCGCTGGGAACAGTCGATGCAGCGCTCTCTCCTGCTTCCGCAGGAAAAGGAAAACTACTTCATCCGCTTCAACGTGGACGGCCTGCTTCGAGGAGATTACGGCAGCCGGATGAGCGGCTACGCCACCGGCATTCAGAACGGCATCTACTCCATCAATGATGTGAGAGAGCTTGAAAACATGGACCTGCTTTCTGATGAGGAAGGCGGCAACCTTCACGTCCTGAACGGAAATGTCGTAAAACTCGCTGACGCAGGATCCGCGTATGAGAAGAATACAGAATCAGAAAATAAGGAGGACTCAGATGAATCCACAGAAGAAGTTCTGGAAATGGGTAAGAAACAAAACGCCCGTACCGGAAAATCCAAGCGAAACAACTGAATCAAGAACCTTGTTCTTAAACGGAACAATCGCTGAAGAGTCGTGGTTTGACGATGACGTCACCCCGGCTCTTTTTCGTTCCGATCTTGAGAACGGAACCGGCGACATCACCGTCTGGGTAAACAGCCCCGGAGGCGACTGCTTCGCGGCAGCTCAGATCTACAACATGCTCCGTGACTACAAGGGAAAGGTCACCGTCAAGGTAGACGGTCTTGCTGCATCGGCAGCGTCCGTCATTGCAATGGCAGGCGATACGGTTCTCGTCTCTCCTGTCTCGATGATCATGATCCATAACCCGAGCACTGTTGCGATGGGTGACACGGCAGAAATGCAGAAAGCCATCCAGATGCTCTCCGAGGTGAAGGATTCCATCATCAATGCCTATCAGGCAAAGACCGGTCTTTCGAGAAACAAGCTCTCGAAACTCATGGATGAGGAGACCTGGATGGATGCCGGCAAGGCTGTGGAGCTTCACTTTGCAGACGGCATGATCGAGCGCGACGAACTCTACGGTACCAAAACAGTACCTGAGCCTGACGAAGAGGATGAGCCATCCGAGAGCGATGAGAAACCGGACGAGTCGTCAGAGGAGATTGAAGAGCAGCCTTCCGGCATGCTTTTCTCCCGCTACCAGGTGGCAGCAGCGATCAATAAGAAACTCTGCGACTACGCAAGGAACCACCCTGCAACCCCGCAGGCCAAAGATACCACTCACTTACACAGGGTCGATGACCTCGAAAAGAGACTCGATCTCATGAAACAGTTCATCTAAGGAGGAAAATATTATGACTTTACAGGAGCTTATGAACAAGAGAGCAAAGGCATGGGAAGCTGCAAAAGCCTTCCTTGACTCTCACAGAAACACCGACGGACTTCTCTCTCAGGAGGACGGTGAAACCTACGACCGCATGGAGAAGGAAATCACCGACTACACCAAGGAAATCGACCGTCTGAACAGACAGGCAGCTATTGAGGAGCAGATGGGAAAGCCGACCGCTTCTCCCCTCACTGGAAAGCCGGGAGCCGGCGTAAAGGACGAGCCGGAGAAAAAAGGCCGTGCTTCTCACGCATACGCCAAGGCAATGATCGCTGCCATGCGTACCGGATTCCACCAGGTATCCGATGTTCTGGAGGAAGGCAATGACGCGAACGGCGGCTACCTTGTTCCGGAGGAATGGGATTCCCGTCTGATCGACAGACTCGAGGATGAGAATATCTTCCGCGGACTTGCGACTACCATCACCACATCCGGCGAGCACAAGATCAACATTGCTGCGACTAAGCCCGCGGCTGCATGGATTGAGGAAGGTCAGGAGCTCACCTTCGGCGACGCTACTTTCGACCAGGTGATCCTCGATGCCCACAAACTGCATGTAGCCATCAAGGTAACGGAGGAACTGCTCTACGACAACGCCTTCAATCTTGAGAACTATATCATCGATACCTTCGGAAAGGCCATCGGCAATGCCGAGGAGGATGCTTTCCTGAACGGTGACGGCAAGGGCAAGCCGACCGGCATCTTCGCTGAGACCGGTGGCGGCCAGACTGGTGTGACCATCTCCGGCACTAAGATTACTGCCGATGATGTGATCTCCCTCATCTACGCCCTCAAGCGTCCGTACAGAAAGAATGCCCTTTTCATTCTGAACGACTCCACTCTTGCAGTTCTCCGCAAGCTCAAGGATTCGAACGGTGCGTACATCTGGCAGCCTTCCTACACTGCCGGTGAGCCGGATCGTCTCTGCGGATATTCCGTTCTGACCTCTGCTTATGCTCCGGCGCTGGAAGCTGGAAAGCCTGCCATCGCATTCGGCGACTTCTCCTACTACAACATCGGAGACCGTGGCACTCGTTCCGTTCAGGAACTCCGTGAGCTTTTCGCAGGCAACGGAATGATCGGCTACGTCGCCAAGGAGCGTGTTGACGGCAAGCTCGTTCTTCCGGAGGCTGTACAGATTCTGAAGGCTGGAGCATCCGCCTGACGGATTCCCTCTTAACTAGTAAAGGGGCCGGAGCCAATCACTCCGGTCCATATCATTATGGAGGTGCTTATGGTAAAGCTTGAGGACGCCAAGAAATATCTCCGGATTGATTATTCGGATGAAGATGCACTCCTGCAAAGCGAGATCTCCGCAGCAGAACGTCTGGTAGCTGATGTGCTGAGGAAGGACTCGCTCGACGACAGTGACAGCCCTCTCGTCATGGCTGCTGTTCTCTATGCCCTCGCTTACTTAAATGAGCACCGGGAGGAAGCAGACCATCACGCACTGATTCTTACCCTCCGCGCCATTCTGTTTGGAGAAAGGAGCCCTGGATTCTGATGAACATTGCAGGCATGAACATCCGCATCACGATTCAGAAAAATGAAATCGTGAAGGACAAGTACGGAAACCACACCAATGCGTGGACGGACTTTTTCACCTGCTGGGCAACGCCAGTTCAAAGCGGCGGCTCAGAGAAACAGGAAGCCGGAACCACGAACAGTACGGAGGCACTTGATTTCACGGTCCGGTATGCGGAATGCCTCGAAGGGCTCGACTCCACGAAGCTCAGGATCCGACACGGCGATGATCTCTACAACGTGACGGCGATAGACCCGATGGGATTCCATCACCGAAGTCTGAAATTCCGATGTGAGAAGGTGAAGCGATGAAGATAAAAGCAGACGATCTTGCTGCAACGGTTGAGAAGACACTCTCCGACTACGTGGAGGATGTGAACGATGTTGTAAAGCAGGAAATCAAGGATGCCGGCAAGGAAGCTGTAAAGGAACTGAAGGAAAAATCACCCAAGCGCAGAGGCAAGTACGCCAAGAGTTGGCGATCCACAGTTCAGAAGGAAACGGCTGTCGGCGCTGAAGTCGTCGTTCATAACAAGATCTATGGACTCACCCATCTTCTGGAAAAAGGTCATGCCAAGCGTGGCGGAGGTCGCGTTGATGGGATCCCGCATATCTCGACCGTGGAGGAAGACATCACCGGAAAGCTATCCGACGAGATTGAGAAGGAGTTGAAAAGCTGATGGACAAGATCATCACCATTCTGGAGGAGCTGGGTCTTCCCTTTGCCTACGATCACTTTACCGAGGGTGAAGGACCGGATCCACCTTTTCTCTGCTATCGCTGTCCGAACAGTGATAACTTCGCTGCGGATGGAACCGTGTATTTCCCGATTACCGAGATCGATATCGAGCTCTACACGGATAAGAAGGATCCAAAGATCGAAAAGAAACTGGAAGATCTGCTCGTGAAAAGCGGAATCTTCTTTGACAAAACAGAGACCTGGATAGAGTCGGAAAAGCTCTACGAGGTCCTGTATTCATTTGAACAGGAGGCCTGAAATGGCAAATAAAAAGAATAAGGTCAAGTACAACCTTAAAAATGTACATTATGCCATTGCGACAATCGCGGAAGACGGCACTGCCACTTTCGCAGACCCTGTAGCGTGGCCGGGTGCTGTATCCCTCTCTCTGGATGCTCAGGGAGACCAGACTATCTTCTGGGCAGACGGTGTGCAGTACTTCGTCACCACTGCAAACAGTGGATATAACGGGGACTTTGAGTCTGCAATGGTACCCGAGGACTTTCGGGAGAATGTGCTCGGAGAGATCAAGGACGGCAACGGTGTCCTGATTGAAGACGCGGATGCGCAGCCGATTCACTTTGCCCTGCTCTTTGAGTTTGACGGCGATGTGAATGAAATCCGTCACGTCATGTATAACTGCACGGCGACGAGACCTTCCGTAGCATCTTCCACGAAGGAGGATTCCATCGAGGTCCAGACCGAGAGTCTTACCATTAATGCCACCAGCATCAAGGATGCAATCCTTGGCAAGAACATCGTCAAGGCTAGGTCTGGAGCAGATACAGCCGATGCCACTTACCAGAACTGGTACAGCAAGGTGTACACGCCTGCCGCAGTAAAGGCAGCCAGCACAACGAGCACCACTACTTCGACATCTGGTTCCAGTAAGTAATAAGGAGGAACGATCATGTATCAGGAGATTTCGCTCCGGCTCAGTGATGGGTCGGAGCAGAATTTCCCGTTTCTCGCAACGGGAACAACAGCCTACCGCTTTAAGCAGGTATTCCATCAGGATCTGATGATCCTCTTGAACAAGATGGAAAACAGCGAGGATGATCAAACCGATATGACAGTCGGTGACAAACTCGCTTTCATCATGAATGCACAGGCAGAAAAGAAGGATATGAATCATCTGAGCGTAGATGCTTTCCTTACCTGGGCAGACCAGTTCGATGGCGCAGAACTCTTCCTTCACATGCAGGAGTTCGTTACTCTCTATCTTGGCTCCAGAAGGACAACCTCAAAGCCAAAAAAAGAAGTCGCCCAACTGAACGGGAAGTAAACACGGCTGTGTTTATGCTGCGTGCCAAACAGCTGGGCTTTTCCTTAGAGGAACTCGACAACGTGGAGGAAGGACTCGTGATGGATATGATCATTGAATCCGGAAATGATCTCTGTGATGACGAGTACAGGCAGGTTGCAACGCAGCAGGATTTCGATTCGTTTTAATCAGCATCGGTAAAAGCCGGTGCTTTTTCATGCCGTTTTTCAGGAGGTGATGAGCTATGGCAGATCGTATCAAGGGCATAACGATTGAGCTGGATGGCGATACTACCAAGCTCTCCAACGCCCTGAAAGGTGTAAACAAGGAAATCCGTGATACCCAGAGCAATCTGAAGGATGTAAACAAGCTCCTGAAGATGGATCCGGGTAATGCCGATCTTCTTGCACAGAAGCAGAAATATCTGACTGACGCCATCGATGCCACGAAGAGGAAGCTGGCTGAGGAGAAGGAAGCCTTAGCTCAGCTCAAGGCAGGGCCGCAGACCGAGGAGACGCAGAAACAGCAGGAAGCGCTCACCCGGGAGATCGAAGCGACAAAGCAGTCCCTCGAAGGTCTGGAGGACGAATATAAGAAGTTCGGCTCTGTCGCCAGTCAGCAGCTGCAGGTCGCCGGTGACAAGATGAAGGAAGTCGGCGGCAAGATCAGTGATGTCGGGGAAGGACTTACCAAGGGCATCACGGTTCCGGTCGCTGCCGCTGCAGGCGCTTCGGTTGCAGCATGGAAAGAAGTCGATGAAGCTCTCGATACGGTCACCGAGAAAACCGGAGCTTCAGGTGCTGCCCTCGAGGACATGCAGAAACGCGCCAAGTCCATCGCCGAGACGATCCCGACTGATTTTCAGACTGCTGGTGATGCCATCGGCGAAGTGAACACGAGATTCGGGCTTACCGGAGATGCACTCGAGGAGCTCTCCACAAAGTTCGTAGAGTTCGCCACGCTGAATTCGACGGATGTATCCACCTCGGTCGATAACGTCTCGTCCGTCCTTAATGCTTTCGGGCAGGATTCTTCCGATGCCGGAAACCTTCTCGATGCTTTAAACCAGGTCGGGCAGGCAACTGGTGTATCGATGGATACACTCTCGCAGGATCTCTCGAAGAATGCCGGACAGTTTCAGGCGATGGGACTTTCGGCAGAACAGGCAGCAGGCTTCATGGGCGCCGTCGAGATGTCTGGTCTGGATACCTCGACAATGCTCACTGGCCTCACCAAAGCGCAGAAGGTTGCAACGAAGAATGGTCAATCCCTCAGTGATGCATTGAAGGACTTCTCCAAAACGATGAACAGCAACCAGAGTGACACGGAGAAGCTACAGGCAGCATACGACCTGTTCGGCTCTCGTGCTGGTGGTGCCATCTATAACGCTGTGCAGAGTGGCAAGCTCTCCCTCGATGACCTGTCCTCTACTCTCGGAGATTATGCAGGATCCGTAGAGAATACCTTCAACGAAACTCTGGATCCTCTGGATCAGATGACGGTTGTGATGAACAACCTGAAAGACCTCGGCGCAGAAATCGTCGATGCTTCTGCACCGATGATCACTGAAGCCATGACGCAGATCAAAGACGTGGTGACCGGACTCAAGGATGCATGGGACGGATTATCCCCGGGCATGCAGGAAGCCATCGTAAAAGCAGCGCTCATTGCTGCCGCGGTTGGTCCTGTTCTTGTCGGTGTTGGAAAGGTTGTCTCAGCAATCGGTGGAATCACCTCGACGCTTGGTACCTTTGTCGGTTTTATCTCCGGTACCGTGATCCCGGCAATCGGTGCGGTCTCCGTTCCGATTCTTCCGATCATCACCATCATCGCGGCTGTAGTTGCAGCAGTGATTGGCGTCATTGAGATCGTGAAACACTGGGGAGAAATCTCCGAGTGGTTTGGCGGAGTCTGGTCTACGGTCTGTGATGGTGTAAAAACCGTCGGCAGTGCGCTCGGTGACTTCTTCTCCGGGCTCTGGGACGGAATCAAATCCACAACGGAAACGGTCTGGAATGGAATCAGTGGTTTCTTCTCCGGCCTGTGGAGTGGAATC